GAATGATAAGTTGTATCCATAATTGAAGTATAGAATTAAATAGAGATGTAAACAAGACTTGGCAAATGAAAAGCGCCCATACAAATCATTTTATATGATTTGATGGGCTTTTTTTATTTGTCATTTTTTCACATTACACGAGATTATGATAAAATAATGTATAATTTCAGAATAAAAGAGGAATGAAAAAGGAAATCAAAGGCCCAGCTTTAAACGACCTGGAAAGTACAGCACAAATTTGGATGGTAGTGAAGGCTATGAAAAAATTGCCTTAAAAATTGATCAGGAAAGGATGTATTATATATGAAAACAAAACAAATTTTAATGACAGGTGCATTAACTCTAAGTATGGTGTTATCTGGTGGCATGTTGACTGGATGTTCTAATTCTTCAAACACAAAAGATACAAAGACATCCGAAGTTGCTAAGAAAAAGGAAGTAAAAACACTTGGTAAGAAAACCAAGGATTCAAAATCTTTGAAGATTACAAACAACACTGGAAAAAAGATCACAGTATTCGAAACAAAATCAAGTTCAGAAGAAAGCTTCAGTGATAACTTGTTGGAAGATGGAGATGCTGTAAAAAAACAAAGAAGAACGTACTTTGTATTATGATGTTAAAGAAAATGATAAACTGGACGTAAAAGTAGGATTACAGGATCAGGACAAAACATTCGTATTTAAAGATGTAGATACGACAGATGCTAAAAAGGTGGACGTTTCTTTAAAAGAAGATAAAGTCAATCTGGATGTAACGAAAAAGGATGGCGGTACTGCCACTTTGACACCATCTGAAGATTCTGCAAAGACAGAGGACGAAAAGAAAGAAGAACAGGAAGTAAAACAGGAAGAAAAGAAAGAAGAAACAGCGAAAGCCGATTCTTCAAACAAATCGAATACTTCTGAATCAAAGAAGAATAACACAGCTTCAACAAGTTCAAGTTCAAACAAGAACAACTCAAGCTCTAGCAGTTCAAGTTCTTCTTCTAAACCTTCAAACAGTAGTAACTCTAGTTCATCTAAACCATCAAATAACAATGGTTCAAATTCAAGTAGTTCTAAACCAGCCGAACATACACATAACTGGGTTGCACAGTATAAGACGGTAAATGTTCCAGAAAAAGGACATAACGAACAGGTTTTGGTGCAGGCTGCCTATGATGAACAGGTTCCAGTTACAGAGATGAAGGAATTCGCAATTTGTAACCAATGCGGTGCTGATGTAACTGCAAATCCTACTGCTCATATGAAAAACAGCTATTTGAATGGTGGAAACTGTGGTGGATATCACTCTGAATGGCGTGAAGTAGTAACAGGATATAATACCGTGCATCACGATGCAGTATATGAAACAAGATATGTAGTCGACTCACCTGCTACTACAAAACAGGAATTGACAGGCTACAAATGCAGTGGCTGTGGAAAAACAAAAGCTAACTAAATACGAATTAAAAGGCAGAATATAGGAATTCAGATTGAGTACCTTTTCTGTTTTTTACACGCAATAAAACGGGGAGTACCCATACTATTGCACCAAAAGAAAGTAGTTATAAGAAAGGGTGGCGAAATACTCAGCATTTCAAACAATGAAAACATTATGCAAGGAATATTATAATTCTGAAATCGTACCGACATTATTTGAGTATGAATTTATAAAATAACCACTACTACCCCGGCTTATATAGTCGGGGTTATTTTTTTAAACTCGTCCAAACAGTCAATATTATACGTAGTATAATGATAATGTGAAAAAAGACAAGGAACAGAATCCATGTCTTTTTTTATTTATAGGGCGGCTAAATTCCATTTTCCTCTTTTCCCTACACGGTGTAGGTTTTTTATTTTTTTGGCCGTCCTATTTTTAATAAAACGAGGATACACAGAACATAAGAGAGGGGTAATTTTATGGCTGCTGGAAGAAAAGCAATTGATATATCAGAATGGCTTACCCCTGAAAATAAACTACGAATTCAGGGTTGGTGCCGTGATGGACTAATCGAAAAACAAATTTATAAAAATATGGGCATTGGGAAAAGCACGTTCTACAAGTGGAAAAACGAAAATGTAGAATTTGCGGAACTCTTAAAAGAATCTAAGGAAACAGCGGACCGTGAAGTGGAAAATGCCCTATTCAAAAGCGCTACAGGTTTTATGGGACCGGATGATAAATATTATCCACCAAACACCACAGCGCAGATATTCTGGCTTAAGAATCGTAAACAAGACGACTGGAGAGACAAGCGAGAAACGGATGTTAATGTTTCTACTCCTATCAGTGATACGGCTTCAAAAGTAGAAGCTATCTTGAAAGGCGAAGAAGTATAGGCTTAAACGGGGGTGATTATAACGATGAACGATAAACTCGTTAGGTCGTTAAAAGAAGAACCCGTAAAATATGCAAGGCTGCTAGGGTTCAACCTTTTAACAGACTTACATAATGGCTGGATACAGGACATGGTCTGGAAGCAAGAAGCCGATGAAACACTGCTTGCACACCGTGGAAGCTATAAGACAACATGCGTTTCTTTTGCGCTTGCGTTGATCATTGTCTTAAAGCCAAACAAAACAACAATATTCATCAGAAAAACAGATACAGACGTTATAGAGATTGCTAAGCAAACAGATAAGATTTTGCGAAGTGATCTTTTTTCTTACATAACAAAAGAGATATACGGCGTGGATCTCGTCGTAACATCTAATAGTTATCAGATTGATACGAATTTAAACACCGGAACAAAAGGGACGCCACAGCTTATCTGTCTAGGTATTCACACATCGCTAACAGGTAAACACAGCGACTACATATTTACAGATGACATTGTCAATGTGCAAGACAGAACATCACAGGCGGAACGAAACAGCACAAAGATACAGTATCAGGAGTTACAGAACGTTAAAAACAGGGACGGACGCATATTCAACACCTGCACGCCTTGGCATAAACAAGACGCTATTTCGGAACTAATGCCGAATAAGAAATACTATGACTGTTATTCTACTGGCCTTATTACAGCGGAAAAATTAAGGGCCCTACGCGACAGCATGGACCCGTCATTATTTGCTGCTAACTACGAATTAAAACATATAGCAAGCGATAAAGCGCTGTTTAGCAAGCCTAACTACACAACCGATGAAACACTTCTTTATGAGGGCGTATCTCACATAGACGCTAGTTACGGCGGGGCCGACTGGACCGCATATACAATCATGAAAAAGGAACCAAACGGAACAATTTACGCATTGGGCAAGACGTGGCAGAAGCATGTTGACGATTGCCTAGCAGAGATCCAGGTATTACAGGAACGCTTTATAGCCGGGACTGTATGGAACGAAAAGAACGCTGACAAGGGCTATCTTGCTAAGGAATTACAAAAGCGCGGAATGTTCCCAAAGCTTTACCAGGAGAAACAAAACAAATATGTTAAGATTTCCACTTATCTTCGTAGAGAGTGGAAACATATTTATTGGCTAGAAGAAACAGATCCTGATTATATGAATCAGATCTTAGATTATACAGAGAATGCAGAACACGACGACTGCCCGGATAGTGCAGCGTCACTTATTAGGCAAATGGAAAAAGGAACAACACACAGGAATAGAATTCGGGAGGGATTATAAAGATGAAAAGAAAAAACTATTTCAAAAAGATCATCAAGGCAGAAGATAAAATCTTCCGAATTGCCGATGATGAAATTATGACACCGGCACTACTTGCTGATTACATCCGCCAGCATGAACTGCTGGTAAAGTCACATTATAAATACTTAGATGATGCATACCAGACAGACTATGCAATCTTTCACCAGGATAAGAAGAAGGCGTATAAGCCCGACAACCGCCTGGCAACTAATTTCGCTAAATATATTGTGGATACCATGAACGGATTCTTTTGTGGTATTCCGATTAAGGTTACATCAAACGACGAACGAATTAATGAATTCTTGCAAAGATACGACAGATACAATTCTATGGATGACCAGAACGCGGAAATCGCTAAGACGTGCGATATATTCGGGAGTGCCTATGAAATGTATTATGTGGACGAAATGGGAGAAGTTGCTTCTACAGTACTCTCTCCTATGAATGCCTTTATTATCTATAATGAAAGCATTATTCCACAGCCTCGATATTTCGTAAGGCTTTATACAGACAACCACAATGTAAAACGCGGATCAATTTCTGATAGTGAAACAGTCCGCTATTTCAAACATGATGGCGGTATCAAGTTCGACGAATACGAAAAAATGCACGGATTCGACGGAGTACCAGCTACAGAATTCTTAGAAAATGCGGAAAGAACGGGATTATTTGAACCAGTTATGTCATTGATTAATGCATACAACAAGGCAATCTCAGAAAAGGCGAATGATGTTGATTATTTCGCGGACGCATACTTGAAGATCTTAGGGGCTAAGTTAGAACGTGAGGACCTACAGACAATCAGAGATGACCGTATTATTAACTTTGACGGTATCGAGGACGGAAAGCTTGTTGTTGATTTCATGGACAAGCCAAACGGCGACACGACACAGGAAAATCTCATTGACCGATTAAGAACCGACATTTTCCAAATTGCTATGGTTGCAAATATCAGCGATGAGAACTTCGGGGCTTCTAGTGGTATTGCACTAAAATATAAGCTTTTAGCAATGTCTAATCTTGCAAAGATGAAACAGAATAAATTCATCGGGGCTATGAACCGCCGTTATAGATTGATCTGTAGCAATCCAGTAACGGAAGCTAAAGCGGACGACTGGTTATTTATTGATTATCAGTTCACACAAAACATCCCAGCTAACCAGTTAGAGGAAGCGCAGATTGCTTCACAACTTTCTGGAGTGGTAAGCAAGGAAACACAGCTTAAACCGTTGTCTATTGTTGACGATGTCAAAGACGAAATCAAAAAGATTGACGCAGAAGCCGACAAGGTAAGCTACAGCACCGATTACCCGACAGACAGGACGGGCGGTGATCTGAATGAGTAAATACACAGACACACTCAATGAGTTACAAAAAGACTTAGAAAAAGGCGAGGAAGCTTTAAAGAAAAAGCTTTCCCGCCTTTATGATAGTGAATCAAAGAAACTGGAAAAAGAGATTGCCTACTACTATCAGACATACGGCAAAGATGGCGTGCTAGAGTACCGCGAAATGATGAAGCGACTCACGAAAGAAGAAGCAACTATGCTTTATGAGGACGTGGACAAGTTTTTTAGGCTACATCCGGAACATGCAGCATTAAAGCCTGTCCGTGAATCTATTTATAAACTGAATCGTTTAGAAGGGCTACAGCTTTCAATTATGAAGCAGCAGTTAGGGCTTTCGTCAGAGGAAACCGCATTGATAAGCAATCACCTTCTCTCCTACACAATTTCAACTTATGAAGGCGTGCAGGGGCTGATTCCTTTTAATCAGTTCGACGGCAGGGCCGCCAAACAGGTTGGGGAAAAGATCATTAAAGATACAGACTTCGGGAAACGACTTCAAGCGAACAGAGAAAAGCTTGCTGATTATCTCAATAACGATATCGCAAAAGGTATTGCCAGAGGCGACAGTTACGATAAATTGAACAAGCAAATTAGAGACCGTTTTGATGGCGTATCTCGTAGGAGTGCTTACAGACTTCTTTATACAGAGGGAACGCGAATGTTTAACCGTGCAAATAGCGAGGCTTTCGCGGAGGTAGGCATTAACCAATACAGATATTGCACCGCAGGCGATGAACGCGTATGTAGCGATTGCGATGCGCTGGAGGGCAATGTATACGACCTATCAGAAGCAAGCGAGGGGACAAATTACCCGCCCATGCACCCATGGTGCAGATGCCACACAGAACCAGCCGTTGACTGGGATAAGTGGTTATCAGACAGAATTGCAAGCAGAGAATACACAGCGGAACAAAGAGAAGAAGCCGCTGAAATCATTAAGAATTTTACGGAGGAATAAAAAGGATGGCAAAAAGAAAAGTAAAAAGAGAAAGAAAGCTTTTGTATTTCATGGCCAGTTGGTGCGGACCATGTAAACACTTAAAAGAATATTATTTCGATGACTTAGCCGCCGCTTTTCCTGGGCAGGTTGATTTTATCGACGCACAGAGAGAACCAGCACTGGCTAGACTTTATAAAGTCGCTAGAATCCCGTTGATCGTTTTCTTAGAAGACGGGAAAGAAGTAAAACGCTATGACGGATCACAGAAATTCGGTTTTGAAGAATTCGAGGGATTTCTTAAGGAGGATAAAGCCAATGATAACAATAAAAAGAACACAGAAAACATTGACGGTTAGCGGTCACGCTGGATACGCGGAACGCGGGAAAGATATTGTATGCGAGGCTGTCACTTCACAGGTGCAAACATTAACCGAGTCTATTGGACAGCTTGCCCATGAGAAGCCTGTATTTTCGCTTTCTAGGGGTTTTTATGAGTTATCCCTAGAAGAACTAGGAGATAAGAGTTTATTCCTTGTATCGGCGTTTATGGTGGGTATGAGGCTGTTACAGGATGGATATCCCGAACACGTAAAAGTTATTTAAAGAGACTTTTCAGTCTCTTTTTATATTTCCTTTTTTTGATTTCCTGGCGGAAGTCATAAAAAGCGACCTAGCATTGAAGTCGTTAAAAGCTATGGAAAACTAAAGTAAGTCAAGCATTAAGACTATAAATTATGGAGGACAGAACTATGAAATTTAAAGATTACTTAAAACAGATTTTCGCAGAAGGTGGAGACCCAGGGGCCGGCGACCCAGAAGGTGGTAAAGGCGGAGAACCAGGGGCCGACGACAAGGGCGGAAAGAACGGGAACGCGGAACCAGACGACAAGGACACTAAGAAATACACTGACGCTGACGTAGACGAGATTATCAATAAGAAATTCGCTAAGTGGCAGAAGGAACAGGAAAAAAAGATTTCTGAGGCTGAAAAGTTGGCTGGGATGAACGCACAGGAAAAAGCGGAACACGAACGCGACACGTTACAGAAAGAACTAGATGAATTAAAGCGTGCAAATAGCATTGCTGAAATGGAAAAGACAGCGAGAACTATGTTACGCGACGACGGCGTGAACGTACCTGACGAGGTAGTATCAAGCTTAATCGCAGAAGACGCTGACAACACTAAAGCCAAAGTTGAGGCATTCTCAAAGGCATTTAAAGAAGCGGTACAAACTGCCGTTAAAGAAGCTTTAAAGGGAAAAGCCCCTTCTACTGGTAAAGGCGGAAGCACACTGACAAAAGCGGACATTTTAAAGATTGCGAACCGCGCAGAACGTCAAAAAGCTATCGCCGAACACATTGATTTATTCCAGTAATCGCATTTTTGAGTCGCCGATTAATAAGTGACTGAAACACCCAATGAGTGTATGAGTCGCCGATTAATCGGCGACAGTTACCGATAAATCGGTAACCATCACATATTAAATATATTAAATATATAATGTTTTGTTTCCGGGCTTTTGGGCCCTCAAAAACATTGCGTTATTTTTCTTTATCGGAAGACGTTTTCTGACATATATATTGTGATGTTACAGACTACTCATAGGCTTTCATAAGAGAAGAACGCTTAAGCTTTTCTCACTTCATGAAGGCTGCGCGCAAGCGCAAAAACATATAACGGAGGTATAAAAACTATGAATAAATATTTTAGACAGGTGTTTGCTGTAGAAGCAGGCACAATCGTAACTACAGACATTGAACCAGCTATCTCTATCGATCATAACGAGAGATTAGTTGCTGGGGTTGAATCATTACAGACTATTTTAGGTGTTGCTGAATTAACACCAATGCCAACAGGTAGCCTTGTAAAACAGTACAAGTATACAAAAAAGAATACACCGGAACAGGTTGCTGAAGGTGAAACAATCGGGCTTACAAAGTACGATAGAACTTTAGTAAATTCTTTTGAGGTCACTCTCAAAAAGTACCGTAAACAGACTACAGCTGAAGCAATTCAGAAATCAGGTAAAGACAAGGCAGTTAATAAAACTGACGACTTACTTGTAAAAGACGTACAGAAAGACGTTAAGAAAGCTTTCTATGGAATGCTTGCAACTGGTACAGGAAAAGCTACAGCAAAGGTTGCTACTTTACAGGGTGCACTTGCCGCTGCATGGGGCGCTGTATCTACTCACTTTGCAGATATGGACGTTGAACCTATTTTCTTTGTAAACACTACAGATGTTGCTGATTACTTAGCAACTGCACAGATTACAACACAGAACGCTTTCGGGTTTAAGTACGTTGAGGACTTCTTAGGCCTTGGAACAGTTGTTATCGATCCATCTGTTACAGCTGGTACAGTTGTTGCTACAGCAAAAGAAAATATCAACGGTGCTTACGTTTCCGCAGATGGCGATGTTGCAGAAACATTCGGACTTACTTCTGACGAAACAGGCTTAGTTGGTATGACTCACTATGTAAAAGGTGATAACGCTTCTATCGACACATTAGTTATGTCTGGTGTTGTTTTCTATCCAGAAGATGCAACTGGTGTTGTAAAGGCTGCTATTGCTACTGTCGCTGCTAAATAGTCGAAACAAGGAGGCATGATATATGATTTCTGAAATTGCAAAGCGTATTGAGTGCCGCATGACAGGCGAATTATGCGACAAGGCGGTTATGGGAGAAATCTCTCAAACCGTCCTTGATCGTATTTGTATCCGCCTTGGTATTTCAAACGAACAAGAATTTCCTGCTTTATTTTTTGGTATTTGTGCGGAGGCTTCTATTAAAGCATACCGCAGACGTTACTACGAGGGAATCCAATCTGAAAGTGCTACTGGGGTTTTCTCAGATACATTCGTTGATGACATTCTCTCAGAATATGAAAGTGAATTCACGGCATACCGCAATAGCGATAATGTCGGAAGTTCGAAACGGGTCCATTTTCTATGATGTATAAGAAATGCCTATTGTTAAAACCAAAAGAGACAGAGGACGAGTTAGGAAACATTACACCCAATGGGTGGGATATTAAAGCAACATGTCCAGCAAGGTTTTCACCATGGACAGCGGAAGAAATTTCTTTATATGGATCAGATGTAACACGCAACACTTCAAAATATGCCTTGTTGATTCCGCGCGAGTTACTGCGCGGGGTTGATTTGGTTTTGATTGACGGCGTGAAATATTCAATCGAAATGATCTTGGAATTATCGCCACGCTGGGTTGTAATTCATGCGAGGTCACATAGAGATGAAAATTAAGTATTCTATAGATATTACGAAACACTTAGCTACTAAATTAAAGGCGCTTTCACAAGCAAGCTTTGAGGACGTAGTAACGAAACAAATGGGACAAATGGTACAGCGCGCACAGCGAAAAGGCAAAGGCGGTACTCCAGTTTCTACAGAGGCCACTAGGCCAGGAGGTCCCCATGGAGAATTAAAATCTTCTGTCAGATTTGAAAAGAACACAATGGGTTATACAAAAGAATATGCCCCACATGTCGAATACGGGCACAGGACAAAAGGCGGCGGATTCGTACCAGGCCAGCACTTCTTGAAAGATAACGTAGATATACAAGCACCAAAATATAAAAAGGATTTAATAGACGCAATAAGAAAAATAGCGAAGGGGTGATACAGCATGCTTAAACAATTTCCACTTACAGAACTTGTAAAGGCGGTAAAAGCAAAGATTGAGGCGAACACAGACATGAAATGTTATGACGTTGTGCCGGTTGATGCGGTATCCCCTTTCTCATATGCACAGGTTGTTAGTGTAGAACCTGCGGACACAAAGACAATGTTTTGTAAAAACTACACTATATGGGTTCACGTTATAGCTGACGCGGTAAAATCTTCTGTTCCGCTTTATAAGCTTATTGAAGATATTGAAGAAGCTATGACAGAGGACATTGCTATCCCTGCCCCATACGTCCTAGTAATGCAAACCGACGACGGATTGCAGACTATCCAGGACGAAGAGACAGGCGAAAAACACGGGGTCGTGAGTTTTTCTTTTAAAATCTCATACGGCTTTAAAATTAAATAACTTAATGGAGGTATAGAAATGAATAAATATATTTCACAGATTTTCGAAGGCGAATTTGACGGAAATGCTTATTGTGATTTTTCTAGTGAAGCGGCAAGTGCTACAGCCGGAAAAGATATTGTATTAGCAATCTGGGACGCTACAGGCGCTAATTTGCTTGCTATTGAAGGTCAGCAGTCTTTAACTATCAAACGTTCGGCTGATACAATCGAAGTCACTTCTAAAGACACAGAAGGAGGCTGGAAGTCTTCTATCGCTGGTATGAAGGAGTGGTCTATCGATAATGGTGGTGTATATGTTAAGGACGGTAACGCACACAAGGCGCTTACTGCTGCTTTTGAAAATTCTACACCAGTATGTATCAAAGTATATGATCAGAAAGCAGGAAAGGGGCTTTTCGGTGGTCTTGCTTGTATCACAGAGTACACATTAGAAGCACCATACGACGATGCTATGACTTACAGTATTTCGCTTCAGGGTATGGGTGCACTTGTAGATCTTACAGTGAATGCCCCATCTACTGACACAAAGCCACAGTAGGCTAAACGGCGGGGATAACAAGCAGTTGTCTCCGCTTTCTTTATATAAACATGTAAAAAGCAAAGGAGAATATAAATATGTTTGAACACAACGGAAAAAATTATGTATTAAAGTTTAATATCGGAAGATTAAAAATGATTGAGAACGCGTCAGGCGGTAAGTCTAGTATGTCTATGATGCTTGCAGATAACAGCGGTTTAATGTCTATTACCGCCACAGAATCGTTTTTCTCTTACGGTCTAAAGGAAGAAGGCGCTGATATTTTTATTGCACCTAACAAAGCAAGAGAAATTTGTGACGAGATTATCGAAGAAAAAGGATATGTTGCTGTTGTTAGAATGATTCAGAAACAGCTTCAAGCGGACTGCCCTTTTTTATTCCGCGTAGGCTAATAGATTATCAGTACTTTCAGACTGGTAAACTGTCAGCCGACGAAATGAAAGAAATCGAACCATACGAGGATGAAATAGACTTTGCGTGGTTCGTTGTTCATTTTAACTATTCACGCGCAGAATACGATGCACTAACACTTACGGAAAAAGCTTTCATTAAAAAGGCATACGAAGACAAAACTGTATCTGATACAACTCTTATTCGTAACGCGGTATTAAATGCTGTTGTAAATGCGAACAGAAAAAAAGGCAAATGTTTCCGCGAATTATGGCGTAAGAAAATGCCAGTAGTGAATGAAAATGATAAAAAGAAAAAATTCTCTTCTATTAAGGAGATTGAAAAACGCGAGGCCGGATGGATCAAGAAGATCTACGCAGCAAATGCCGGCAAACTCACAAGGAAAAAATAAGCCAGGAAGGAGGTTAACGTATGGCGTCAAATTATACTCTCTCTGTAACCATTGAAGGCGATGAATCGGACTTTAACGATGCGATGAAAAGGGTACAGGACTCACTCGAAAAAACAGACGACGACTTAAAAAAAGGAAGTAACAACGCCAGTATATTTGGTAGTGTCTTGAGGGCTAATTTAGTGTCTAGTGCTATCACTGGCGGACTCAACTTATTGAAGTCAGGTATTCAGAATGTCGTTAGCGCGATTGCTAGTTTATCAGGCGATCTTTCAGAATCTTCTAAAGCATGGCAGACGTTCGAGGCAAACGCGAGTACAAATCACAGCCAAAGCGAAATTAAAGCAGTTAAAAAAGAATTGCAAGATTTCGCTACAGCGACAATTTATAGTTCGTCTGATATGGCTTCTACATATGCACAGTTAGACGCGGTAGGCGTTGCTAGCGCACAAAACCTCGTAAAGGCTTTTGGTGGTCTTGCCGCTGCTTCTGCTGATCCAGCACAGGCTATGCAAACATTGTCACAGCAAGCCACACAGATGGCGGCAAAACCTAAAGTCGCATGGGAAGATTTCAAGCTTATGTTGGAACAATCCCCTGCTGGTATGGCTGCCGTTGCCTCTGAAATGGGAATGAGTGTCCAAGAACTTATCACTAACATTCAGGCTGGAACTGTATCTACTACAGATTTCTTTAATGCTATTGAGAAAGCCGGAACATCTGACAAGTTCACAAAAATGGCGACAGAATACAAAACTGTTGATCAGGCGATGGATGGCTTGCGCGAAACAGTCGTAAATAAATTACAGCCCGCTTTCGATGCGGTTTCTCAAGTAGGTATTAATGCTATTTCCGGTATTGCTGATAGCTTAGATGGCGTTAATATTGATGGACTTGTAACAGCAATGCTTCCAGCTTTTCAGGCATTGGGAGATGCTTTTGTACAAATCACACAGCAAGCGATTAACTGGGCGCAAAGTGTTGACTGGGCTTCAGTGGGACAAAGCATCGCAGATACAATTGTTGGAATTGTAAACGGCCTTTTATCGTTCGACTGGGGAGGCTTCTTCTCTACTGTTGCATCGGGAATTACAGGGTTAACTGGGGCTATTTCGTGGATTATTAACAACTGGGGGGCAATACTTACAGGGCTTGAGGCTTTTGGGGCACTTATCGCTGCTATTCAGATAGTCGGATTTGTTAACGGCATTATGGAAATGGCCACTAATATTGGTGGGCTGATAGCAAGCTTTGGAGGGCTTTCTGGAGTATTAACCGGTGTTGTTTTACCAATTGCGGGGGTTGCTGCTGCTATCGTTGCGATTATTGCAATTATTCAAAACTGGGACACAATCACAGAAACAATTGCCACAGTATGGGAAACGGTAAAAAATGCCGTAGTAAATACATGGAACAATATATATTCGAAGTTCGTTGAGATTTTCACCGCAATCTTAAATAATCCGGTCGTGCAGTTAATCGTAGATTACGTAACAACAAGATTCAACATCATGAAAGATTTAATCACAGGAATTTGGGACGGAATCAAAGATATTGCTTCTGGTGCTTGGGAGTTGATCAAAAATATCGTTCTAGGTCCCGTACTCTTATTATGTGATCTTGTGACTGGAAACTTTACAAAGCTAAAAGAAGATGCTTCAAAAATCTTCTCAAATCTTGGAAATGCGCTTTCTACAATTTGGAACGGTATTAAGGGGATCGCGTCCTCAATTTGGACCGCAATTAAAGAAAATATTGCGAATACAGTTGGCCGTATGGTTGACGGGGTAAAATTCGCAATTCAAAAAATCCCTGGTATTTTTTCTGATATTTTCGGAAGAGTGAGAAACTTTGTTACAAGTTTACCTGGCGAAGCTTTACGTTGGGGTCGTGATATCGTCGATGGTATCGCGGACGGTATTAGAGGTGCTATAGATAAAGTAACTAGCGCTGTTAGCGGAGTTGCTAATAAAATCAGAAGCTTCTTACATTTCTCCGAACCAGATGTTGGACCACTTAGCGACTTCCACACATACATGCCGGACATGATGTCAGGACTTGCTGGCGGTATTAAAGCCGGTATTCCTATGTTGCAGAAAGCTGCAGGACTTGCAGCCGGGGCAATTTCTGGAGGATTAAACGGTACAATCACTACTGACGGTATTGTCGGTGCTTCTAGTGGATCTTACTATAGCGAAGGATCAGGAAATACAACTAATTATGGTGCTACTACTGTTAATGTGTACGGCGCACCTGGACAAGATACAAAAACACTTGCGGACAAAGTGGCAGAAGTCATTTTCGACCGAGTAAGAAGGGAGGCCTACGTATAATGGCATACGATAATATGAAACAATTCCCATTCAAAGATGGGTATAGCTTTTTAGAATTTGACGGCGTCGATATTGGCGCCGCTTGTGAGATGTTTATTCTTGGGAAGGGGACATACGGCGCCCCTTCACGAGATGTCGATCAAATCCATGTACCGGGACGTAACGGAGATATTCTTGTTGATAATGGGGGTTGGAACAATGTTACAGTAAAATACCCTGACTGTAATATTCTTAGCAATTTCGGTGAAAACGTTGAGAAGTTGCGCGGGTATTTATTTTCTAACCCTGGATATCATACACTAATTGACCAATACCACCCAGACGAGGTACGTTATGCGGAATTCAGGGGACCTTTTACAGCGGACGCACATACAGGAACAGGCAATGACTCAGGATCTTTTGATCTAGAATTCAATTGCAAGCCTCAGCGTTTCCTTCGTGAAAGCACGATAGCGCGTGATTATGTATTATGTCCATACACTATTGGCCAATATAGCTATCGTACAGAATATTCAATCGATGCAAAAGTCAAAAACGCAGGAAGCACTCTTAAATTTACATTCATCCCAGCTGTAACAGAACTAGCTACTCGTTATGTAAATTTTTACAAATCAGACGGATCTACAGTACAAGAATTTATCGATGTAAATGCTAATGATGGGGTTGTTGAAATCCCACTTATTGGGAAAGACGGTACAAAATACTATGGAGTAAAATGCACTTTAGTTTTTGATGTTGGAGAATCAGAAAATCTTAGAATGGAATCATCAAACTCAGTAGTTGAGGGTAAAACAACGTACTTTTACTATAAAGATAATCGTGATATTTGTTTTCCATTTTACAACCCTACACAATTTGATGCATATATTTTAATGTCTGGATGTTATGTCCCATATGGTACATATGGACAACTCTTTAATTGTAACGGTAGCAACCATTATATTTCGGTTAGCGAATCTCTAGGATACACAACAACTTCTGAAGTTGGTTTTGATTTCAACGGCTTAGAAGGTACGGCGTGCACGTGGGATAATAAATCATCAAAAATTAAAAAAGTATACGCTGGGCTTTCGGGGACTTTGCTTGTTATTCCTGGCGGAGGACGTTATGAAATTGAAACTCAAGGTGTATCATCTTTTAAAAATGTGCAAATTACACCAATGTATTACAGAATTTAAAAGGCGGTGAGAAAATGTTAGAACTAAATGAAGTCCAATTGTTTAAAGGTGATCCCGAGAATATTTGGGGCGAACAAATCAAACAGCCTGAAAATATTTTGAGTATGGAAGTCACAGAAAAAATGAATGACAACCTAACTCTAACAATGGTATGCGCAATTTCTGATTTTAACATTGAAAATCTAGTGATTGGGAACATTATCAAATGTTATAAAGACGTATTAAAGAAAACGATGTTTTCGTTTGAAATTTACGATGTAAAATATACCATTGATCACAAAATCACTGTAAAAGCGGAACACCTTTCATCAAGACTTAGATACATTTATGTTGAACCTGTTGGTTACATTGATTTTGATGAAATTTCTGGAATCTTATCTGGGTATTCTTTCGCAGAATATAAACTCATTAATCATACCGGAGAATCTATTATTAAGATTAGAGTTCCAACAACAGTAAATGATTATGGGGTTGTATCAAATTCTATTAAGTCCATTGCAGATCACATGAAAGGAACAACTGGAAGTATTCTTGATCATTTCGGTGGAGGATATTGGCGATACAACGAAGATACAGAAATGGAATTTTACAAAGAAAATCAAGTAAATGACAAAGATCCAGAACTTGAACCTATTAAATACTCTGTAAATATGTCAGATTTTCAACGTGAAATTGATATGGACAATGCAAAATCTAACCAGGTGTTATTTTGGAAAAAAGAAGTTAATGGAGTTGAAGAACAGGTTTGGGCATATAAAAGAAAATCTATTGATGCTTACCCTATGCAAGCAGCACAATTATGCGATCTTTCTTCTAAATTTGAAACAAAGCCTACAGAGGCGCAGTTACTTGCTGCTGCCCCAACACTTTCAACTAGCCCAGAAGTTACAACAAATTGTAGTATTGCAAATTATGAGGGCAAGGCAACATGCGGTCGTAAAATTCCTGTTATTTTCCCAGAGTTTGGAATCAATGAAGAAATGCGTATTACAGAAACAACTTACAATGTATTTACTGGCAGATATGACTCTATTAAGCTAGGAACTTCAAAAAAGACGCTTTCAAAAACAATTGCAGAGATTGCAGGCAAGACAGGAACTAATGTTTACTAAGGAGGTATAAAAGCATGGCTAAAGTTTATATGAATGATTTTCGTGTAACAACATCTGTTGTACCGGTTCTTAGATATTTAGATGGTAATAAAACAGATGAACTTGTTATCTTTACAGACGATAAGATGACAGACTTTGATACGCATATCGCTTTGATTGACAATAATGTTGTTAAGCTTTTTGCTAATGAAAGCGGTTTTGCTGCCATCATTGATAAAGATATCTTTAATGAAAAAGATGTTTGTCCTATTAGACTTGTATTCAGTAATAGCGAGACAGAAAAAACAAAAGGCACAAATACTTTCTATATCTGTAACGATAGAACTGGATATGTCTATGGTGACTATATCGAAGTCCCAGACGATATTATCACGTACAGAGAAGCGTGCCGCGCATATGCAGAAGAATGCGGACGCATTGTTGACGCTGTAAAATTTGATGTTGGCGCTAAGGTTACACAGGACGAAGACGGGGCAACGATTACAGTAACAGACACACACGGAACAACACAGGCGAAAATTCTCAATGGGAAACGAGGCCCAGTAGGTGAACGAGGCCCAATCGGTGAGACGGGGCCAGAACCAGAGATCACAGCGCGAGTAGTTGGAGACAATACAGAGATCTTATCTAATGGTGTTGTTATTGCGACCCTTGCTAGTGGTAAGAATGGTGTTGATGGACATACACCGGAAATTACAGCAACAAAAGAAAACGCCACTGTTACAATTTACGTCGACGGTGTAAAGGTCATTGACATTCACGACGGAGTAGACGGGGCGACAGGTCCACAAGGTGAAAAAGGTGATCCAGGGCCTCAAGGATTAAAAGGCGACGCTGGAGAAACAGGCCCTAGAGGTGAAACAGGACCGCAAGGAATCCAGGGAATCAAGGGCGATACAGGATTACAGGGACCAGCAGGAGAAACAGGACCGCAGGGGCCTATTGGAAAGACAGGACCTCAAGGACCAGCGGGAAATGACGGTCACTCCCCTATCGTTACAGCAACAAAAACGGGAACAGTAACAACGCTTTCAATAGATGGCAAAATAGCAGCAACAATCAATGACGGGGCGACAGGTCCGCAAGGTCCCCAGGGTTTAAAAGGAGAAACAGGGGCAACTGGCGAAACAGGCCAACGAGGCCCTCAAGGTTTAAAAGGTGACCCTGGAGAAATGGGACCTCAAGGTCCAATCGGTGAGACAGGGGCTACAGGTCCAACGGGACAAGCTGGCCACTCTCCTATTGTAAAAGCCTCTAAAACAGGAACTGTTACAACTATTTCTATTGACGGAGTAAACGTTGTTTCTATTAATGATGGCGAACAAGGCCCTCAGGGTATTCAGGGTGTAAAAGGTGATCCTGGTATTCAAGGCCCAGTCGGTGAACAGGGCGCTGCAGGACATTCCCCAAATGTAACAGCAACAAAGGCTGGGACTGTAACAACTGTAAAAGTTGACGGTGTAGCAATTGCAACAATCAATGACGGGGCAAAAGGCGACACAGGAGAAACGGGGGCACAGGGAATTCAAGGCCCTATTGGCGAAACTGGACCGCAAGGACTCAGGGGAGAAACTGGCGCAGCCGGTAAAGATGGACACTCACCGAGTGTAACAGCTACAAAATCTGGGACTGTAACAACTGTTTCAGTTGATGGAAAAGCTATTGCAACTATTAACGACGGAGTAGACGGGGCCACAGGTCCTCAGGGTATCCCAGGCCCAGCTTATACACTCACTGAGAGTGATAAAAATACAATTGCTAACGCTGTATTGGCTTTAATGGTCAATGCAGAATCTACGGGAATGTAAGGAGGCGGGAACATGGCAGACTTAATTTATATGACTAAAGCGGCATGGACCGCTATTACTGACACAGTGAGAAGCAAGGCTGGGGTAACTGGTCTTCTCAAAGCTGGGGAAATTCCTAATGCACTTAATGGGCTATTTGGGATAAGCGCATTACTTGACGGGTCCGGGGTTACAAGGATTTCAAGTCCAACTGTCGCTTCTATCCGTCCTAATTGTTGTGGTAATTTTAAAAGCTTGAAAGAAGTAGACATTCCCGCGGCAAAAACAATATACCAAAACGCTTTTGATGGGTGTACTTCATTAACACGCTTAAACGCCCCAAAAGCGACTTATATATATCAGACGGCTTTTGCTAATGGTCCAGCGATTAAAAATCTGACACTGCCAAAAGCTGAATCAATCCAGCAATATGCTTTTGAGTTACAGCCATCGTATCAAACAGCCCCAGCAACACTACAGGACCTTGGAAAATTAACGCTGGGCAATATTAGATATATTGGCACGATGGCCTTTGACCTTTGCGGATATTCAGAAGTTGACATTACAGTGAACGCAAATGGTGGAAGTATTGCAGTACAAGCTTTCAATAGATGCTTAAACTTAAAGAAAGTCACTATTAGAGGAAAAACAATGCTTACGAATGGAGAAGGCTTTGTTTTCTCCGGTTCCCCTATTGAAAGTTTAAACGGCGAAATCTTTGTTGATGCTTCTTTAGTTGAATCATATAAAACGGCGACAAACTGGAGTAACTACGCTTCTATTATTAAGGCAATTTCCTGACATATATATAAATGGGGGTGTAAAACTATGATTAAGACAGAAACACTAGAAAATGGATATATAAAAACATATTCTGACGCGGGCTTCTATATTCACGGTGGCTTCCCGGAGGGCGATTATGTCCAGGCTATAGATCCGCCAGAATTCAATAGAACATATACAGAAACAGATAAATGTATCAGTGAGGCACAGACAGTGAAAGAAAAGGCTGCTGCCTATGATGTGCTTATGGGAGGTGTTGGCGATGAATAAAACAAATTACTTTTTAGAGAAAGCTAAACGCCTACGCCCAATCATTGAAAAGGCGGCGGCAAGCCTTCCCGAAGCTGAAGCATTACAGGCCCCGGAAATTTTCCCACTATGGGAAGCTGGGAAAAGCTATGTGGTAAATGATAGGGTTCAATATAACGGCGTGTTATACAAAGTACTACAGGCGCACACTAGCCAGACAACATGGACGCCTGACGCAGCTGTTTCATTATTCGCAAAAATGCTAATTCCTGAAACTGACAAGATCCCAGAATGGGAACAGCCAGAAAGCACTAACCCATATATGAAAGGCGACCGTGTAACGTATAATGGGAAAACATACGAGTCTACTATAGATAATAACGTATGGGCCCCTGGTGTTTACGGTTGGAAGGAGGTGTAGCCTTTGACGCAGGATGTAATTATAGCGGTGATCAGTTCCGGGGCGTTCTTTACATTCATGCAGTATTTAATTACAAGGCATGATAAGAAAAACGACGAAAGCGACACACGCTACAAAGAATTAAAAGACGGCCTGGGAAAACACGAGGAAACAATCCAAATGCTTAATGAAATATTGGTCGAGATTCAAAAAGAAAACACCGGCATTAAACAATTGTTAATTGGGCTAGGTCATGACAAATTGGTTTATATGACTGATAAGATTGCAAGACGTGAGGCAATCACGCTAAAAGAAAAGGCCACGCTTAACGCTATCTTTAAGCCTTATAGTTTGCTTGGTGGAAATGGCGACGGTGAGGCCGGATATAAATATTGTGTTACATTGCCCGTGGTTACAGATGAAAGCGCAAGAGAAAAAGACAATTCGCTTTTACGTGAAGACATGGGAATTAATAATAAATAAGAAGGAGGTTCTATTATGAACAATATGAACAATAAAATTTATGACATTTTGAAATGGGTTGCTATTATCGTGCTTCCCGCTGCTGCTACTTTCGTAGCTTCTATTTTTCCGTTATGGAATTTACCATATGCGGATGCAATCGCGCAGACTATTACAGCAGTAGGCACTTTCCTTGGTGCGGTGTTAATGGTCTCTAATTATAGATACAAAAATGGGGACAATGCAAGGGACGAAAACGAGAACAAGTAAATATCCCTTTTCGAAACTAAAAAAGGGGGCAAAATTAGGGATAATTTTATTCCTGGTTTTGTCCCTTACTTTATATACATTTTTATATACGATATCAGACTATAAAAATATGCCCTATTTCGTATACAAATTTATATATGTTATTACGCAAAGAGAAAGAAGGAATGAAATCATGCTATTAGATACAGACAAACAGAAATTCGTTGACGATATCGCAAAGTATGTACAAAAATATGCTGGTTCATACGGAATTAGTGTGCACAGCCCTATTATCGCCCAGGCGATTTTAGAGAGTGGATGGGGCAAGAGTAGACTTGCCACCGACTATCACAATTATTTTGGCATGAAGTGTGGCACAAAGTGGACAGGCCCCAGCGTTAATATGACAACGCAGGAAGAGTACACGGCGGGCACTCTTGCGACTATTAAAGATAACTTTCGTGTATATGACAACATGGAAAACGGGGTTAAGGGGTACTTTGAGTTTATCCAGCTTTCAAGATATGAAAATTTGAAAGGAATTGTAAACCCTCAAAAATACATCGAGACTATCAAAAACGATGGATACGCCACAAGTTCTACATATGTTGATAGTCTTATGCAGATTATTAAGCTTTACAATCTTACAGCATACGACAGCGCAGAAAGCGCAGAAAGAGAGGACATTATGGGAAGTAGACAAGCAATGATTGCGAAAATGCAATCCTGGATCGGAAAGAATGAGGTAGATGGATCATTCAGAGAGATCATCGACATTTACAATTCACACACACCAAGGGCAAGAGGTTATAAATTAAAATACTCTGATGAGTGGTGTGCGGGTACAGTTAGTGCTGCTGCAATTGCTACAGGTAACACGAACGCGGTTCCGCTTGAGGTATCATGCCATTATATGATCGAAGGCGCAAAGGCTAAAGGAATTTGGGTTGAAAACGATAGTTATGTTCCACAGGGTGGGGATATTATTCTTTACGACTGGCAGGATTCCGGCGCTGGAGATAATACCGGAAATCCGGACCATGTTGGCGTTGTTGAGTACACATCCGGCGGTGTTATTCATGTTATTGAAGGCAATAATGGAGAAAAGGTTGCAAGACGTGAGTTATCTGTAAACGGCAGATATATTAGAGGGTTCATTGTTCCAAAGTATAGCAACAATACAGCGCCTAGCGGTGGTTCAACTCCTACTGTATCAGGAACAATCGACGCATTAGCAAGACGTGTTATCGCTGGAGAGTTCGGATCAGGTGACGCACGCAAAAATGCACTAGGCGATAAATACGATGCAGTACAGAAACGTGTAAATGAAATCTTAAGCGGTACAGCTTCCGCCCCTGCTAAAAAATCAGTTTCAGAAATTGCTAAAGAAGTGTTAGCTGGTTCATGGGGTAATGGTTCGGACCGTAAGGCAAAATTAGAGGCCGCAGGTTATAACTACGATGAAGTACAAAGCGCCGTTAATGCTTTATGTAATAAGCCTACTCTTAAATCAGTGAGTGAAATTGTAAAAGAGGTGCTTGCTGGTAAGTGGGGCAACGGTGCAGACCGTAAAAATAAATTGACTGCTGCTGGATACAACTACAACGAAGTACAGGCGGCCGTTAATTCCTTGAATAAGAAAAGCGTGACAACTATCGCTAAAGAAGTCATCGCTGGTAAGTGGGGCAATGGTTCCGACCGTAAGAAAAAGCTTGAATCAGCGGGATATAACTACAACGAAGTACAAAAAGAAGTAAATAGACTGCTTTAAAATAAGAAGCCCGGAGATAAATTCCCTGGGCTTTTTTTGCGTAAATTATAGATGCACTAATTCCAAAAGTGCGCGGGTACGTATTGAGTATTTATCGCGCACATTAAGTGTTCAACTTTTTCATAGAGTACACGTGCGCGATACAGTACAACACAGGACGCGAAATCCGCCCGATATAACGACTTTACTTATTACCCTATAACTTGTTAAGACGGTCGCGTAAAACATCAATGCCGGGCTTGCTGAGGGCCACGTAGTACTTGTGAGTGACTTGTGAACTAGCGTGCCCCATTTGCGAACAGAGAAGATATTCAGGCGTATTCATTGCGGCCATCATTGTTCCATAGGTATGTCGTAGCCAGTGATATTTAAACTCTAAGCCCTCTCCCGCTAATTTCTTGCTGTGGTATTTCATAGAATTGTTAGTCTGTATTTTTCCGTTAAGCTGGCAGTTGACGAGGGAAAGAGAAGAAAGTTGTTTTCCGTCTATGTCTATGATCATTGTTTTATTCTGTTCTCGTTCTGCTTCATTTTCGAGGCTGTCTATCTTCTGTCTTAATTCTCTAAGATATAGAACTAACACATCGGGAATAAAAATGGACCTGACGCCGTTTCTCGTTTTCACAGGAACTAATTTAATCAGTCCTTCCTGGTACTGCATTTGGCGATCAATTCTAATTGACCCATCGTCTAAGTTTACATGGTCCCATTTAAGCCCATAGCATTCATTGATACGTAGGCCGCAGTATCTCCCCAACATGTAGGCTGTTTCTGCGTTTGTACCTTTGAAGTACTCATCAAGTGTGTTTAATTGGCTTTCATTAAAGAAGCGAATGTCGTCATCTTCATCAACTTTCTTATTTGGCATATGAATCTTTGATGATTGCGATTTTGTCATGTGTGCGTGAAGATCAGCGCTTATATATCCTCTGGTGAAGGCCTGCCCATATAATAGGTAGAAAAACTTAATGAAGCTTTCAACGTATCCGTAAGAATACCCTTCCTTATAATATAGGTCTGATAGAAAATCATCAATCTCTGCTGCCGTTACCTTTGAAATGATACGGCGGCCGAATTTTTCCTTGATGTGGTTCTCCCAGAGAGAGTCCTGTTTTAATAAAGTAGTATAGGCCTTTCCAGTGGTTCCATTTTTCCTGTAGTCGGTGTATACTTTAGATACAGTCACTTTTGGAAATGATACAGGCTTGTCAATTACTCCGGCTTTGGTTTTCTCAATATCAATCGCGCGGGCGTTGGCGGCCTGTATTCTTGTTTTGAATGGGTTGCCGTTTTCATCTTTGACTTTTTTTCTTGTCTTTTGGTGACCACCAACTGTTACAACGAAGCGATAACCAAAATTGCTGTCATCCGTTTGAAAAACCCCAGGATAAGATTTTTTAGATCGTGGCATATTGTTTCCTCCTTTATGTTCCTTTTTCCGTGTTTTTTGGTGACTTTCTTTGTCACTTTGCAATTTTAGGGACACAATCG